GTAATTCTATTATACCCAGTAGCGAGATGATGAATAATCAATTATTACGTGTTAATGCTGATTTAGTATATACACCTATACCACAACAACCATCCAATGCACCGTCCAACCATCCATCGCAACCGCCATCCAACGCACCGTCCAACCATCCATCACAACCACCGTCCAAGGCACCATCTCAACAACAATCCAAGGCACCGTCCAAAGCGCCATCCAATGCACCGTCCAACCATCCATCTCAACAACCATCCAAAGCGCCATCCAAGGCACCGTCCAACCAACCATCGCAACAACCATCCAAGTCACCGTCTAACCATCCATCACCAAATAAAGCACCTAATTTAGATATGGAAGAGTTAAATAATGCTATCCAATTATTACAATCACAATTAGTCGATCAAGAAAATACACAACAACCACCTGTGCTAAATCTCCCAAATATACAATCACAATTAAATGAACAAGAGAATACACAACCTATATTAAATCTTTCAAATATTATAGATATTCCTAATATACTACCATATGAATTAAATGTGAGAGAACAAATACGTTTATTATTAAAACAACAAAATGTTCCAGAAGATCAAATAGAAGGTATGATTCAACAACAATTGAATAGTTTATCGAATCAAGGTGATAATGGAATGATGTAAATCGTAAAAATCAATTCTGTAATATAAATTTTAATAAATTTATTATATTTATTAAAATAAATTTATTAGATATATAGTACTGAAATGTCAGTATTAGTAAAAACCAAACAAGACAATCAAGAGACATTCATACCAAAAGATACTTTTACGTCATCGTTTACACTAACCTATATTTTACTTATAACAACGGGAACAATTACACTCATAGAAGCATTGCGCGCAAAAGATCCATTAATTCGCCATATTTTTAATTTAGAAACAGTTATATCAATTATTGCTGGATATTTTTATTCTTCATTTGTTGATAAGATTAAAACAACCCCATTGGATAAAATAGATTGGGCTGACTTATCTAAAACCCGATATATTGATTGGACAATAACTACACCTATTATGTTGGTAGTTTTAATGATTGCTTTAGGCCAACATATTAATATGAAACCATCATTGCTAACATATGGGATTGTATTACTCTTAAATTATATTATGTTGTACTGTGGTTATGCAGGTGAAAAAGGTATTATATCTCGTACAACCGGATTATATGCGGGATTTGTTGCTTTTTTTATCATGTTTTATATTATTTTTCATCAATTGGTTCAACCCAATTATGTATTATTCAATGTTGTATTATTTTCATTTTTTTTCATCGTATGGAGTATGTATGGTGTTGTATATAAATTAGACAATCGTCGTAAAAATATAGCATTGAACATTCTCGATCTAATTTCTAAATGTTTTGTAGGTATTGGCTTGTGGGTATATTTTACGGGTATTTTTGATGTATAATAATTATCACAAATAAAAAATTGATTTATTTATGATACATATTACTTTATCATAATTATCATAAATATATCAATGACATATGCCGAAAGTATTCCATCTATAATATTAGACCCAGAACAAGAAAATGCGATTCGGTTGATGAATTCTGGTAATATCAATGTATTTCTAACAGGTGGTGGTGGAACCGGTAAATCGAAAGTTCTTGAAACATTCATAACTAACTATAAAAAGAGATTTCCAACTACGTGGCGACAATTGTTAGGTATAACCAGCACAACAGGTTCAAGTGCTCTTCTTATTGGTGGAACGACAATTCACAGCTTTTCAGGTATAGGTGTTAGCAAAACAGACGATGATGTATTAATTGAACGACTCGCAAAACGACGATATCTATCCAAAAGATGGCGCGAACTAAAAACGCTTATTATTGATGAGGTTTCCATGCTAACACCGCGTTCATTTCAACTTATATATAAATTGGCACAAACCATTCGCAAGAATACCCGTCCATTCGGTGGCGTTCAAATCATTTTAAGTGGTGATTTTTGTCAATTAGCGCCAATTTTAGAACAACATATTTCAAACCATACAATGGAATACTGTTTTGAAGCTCCTGAATGGATCGCGTCTGAAATACATACCGTTTATTTTAAGAAAATTCATCGACAAACCGATATAGAATTTATATCTGCGCTACAGAAGATTCGCATGGGAATATCTGATCAGGATACAACCAGTTTGCTTATTCAACAATTTCGCAAAAATATAGAAAATCCATATGGTATTATGCCGGTTCAACTATTTCCAACACGCGATAGCGCAAATGAAGTGAATCAAAAACATTTTACGGATTTATCCAAATCGAATGAAATTAATACATTTTCAATGAAAATTGATATTTCAATGCGCACCGAAATAACAGATGATGATAAATCGTCCACTGCTACAGCTGCCATTAGCGAAAGCACTGATATTAAAATACATCGGGCAAAATCACAGTTGCCCATTGATGATAATATTGATTTATGTATTGGATGCCAAGTAATTTTAGTTATCAATTTAAGTATTGAAGACGGACTAATCAATGGAAGCAAAGGTAAGATTGAACATTTCAATGAAAATGGTGAACCTGTTATTATGTTTGCAAACGGGGTGCGTCGTGCTATTGCCCTACACGAATGGGAAATAGAAGATGGGCCTCACGTGATTAAAGCACAAGGATTACCACTTATTCTCGGGTATGGTTGTACGATTCATCGTTCACAGGGAATGTCAATCGATTTAGCAATTATTGATATTGGAAGATCGATTTTTAAAGGTGCAGGTGGATACGGACAAATTTACGTTGCGTTAAGTAGAGTTCGAACACTACAAGGATTATCGATACTGAATTTTGATCCATCACGTATCAAATGTCATCCGAAGGTCATTGAATTTTATAGACGAATTGATGAATTGAGTATTAAACTATCATCTGTATCTATACGTGAACCGTCGACGTTAAAACCAAATTCGACTTCGACTTCGACTACTGACATTAAAACATCCAAATCTTCAATATTAAATTATTTCACAGCATTACCAGTATCATCATAATTGATGATTTATAGATTAGATTTAATATTCTATATCGACATAGCATTTATTTGAATAATCGACGGCTTATTTTATTATATTTTGTTTTTCTACGACTATATCGTTTTTCTAAATGTATTTTACCAAATATAACTTCTTCTAATATCGGTAGTTTGAATGAATGCTTTTGATATGATTGATAATATAGTTTCCAATTTATATTCATTGCGACTATCATACATTTGCTATTATGTTTTAGTCTATTTTCAGGAAATTCTGCTTTATTTAATATATATTCACACTCATATATTTCATATTTTCGACAATTTGTTTTATTGTCATTTGAAAATACTGGCCAAAAATACTGATTTTGAAAATAATTTCCCGATTTATCATATTGTAATGTGCGATATCTAGGTAATACAAATACATTCAATATAAATTTATCTTTATCTTTATACATAGACATTTCACTATTATGAATATGAAATTGAAAACAATCGATTGTCATAGTTTTCAACATATTTGTGAATGTTTCTTGTGTGCGTATTACATCACTAACATAACAACTACTTAATCTTGATTTTGTTTTTTGTAAATCGTCATAAATAGCTTGGCCTGCTCTTTGTGTCATATATTTACCTTCAATTGTTAAATGTTTAGAGGTTGTTGTTTTTAATTTTTGTGTTATACAGTTCGTTGTGTAATATTTTGCTTGACCATGACGCACTAAATAAAATGTAGTATTTTGTTTGATATAATTATTGGAATCAATAAATCCTGTTAGTGGTTCTGTCATTGCGTGATATGTTCTAGTTCCATATATAGAATCAAATGTTAATTGGGATGATTGATTACTCCAATAATGATATGCTTTTTCTTCATGTTCATCTAGTTCGCCGGGATGCAGTAATGTTAATATAAATGTATTATTGGGAAATAATTCTAATTTCAATACACAACAATTTTGCCATCTATATTTTTTAAATTCATAACATCGATATGGATTGTTTCTTATATTTGATTTACATACTAATTTCATAATGAACATTCTCAATATATGATTATGTGTTATGATTAAACTACTGATATTTTGATTATTCATTGTAGATAGAATACTATAAATATAATATATAAGTTGATTATTTATCAGTATTCTATCAAATGAATATCTATATAAATAATATTCAGTAAAATTTCATAGAATATTATTTATATATTTATATGGAAAAATCAACACCACTTGGGTCAGGAAAGGCGTCAATCGTTGTCATATAAAAACTTTCGATTTGTTTAAGATAATTGAAATCATTTCGCGTTACAAAATTAATAGCAACACCTTTGCGTCCATATCGACCACTTCGTCCAATACGATGAATATATATTTCCTTTTTCAATGGTAAATCAAAATTAATAACTGTACTAACTTGTTGAACATCTAATCCACGCGCAATGATATCCGTTGCTAATAGAATACGCACCTCACCCATTCGAAATTTGCGAATCACTTCGTTTCTTTCTTGTTGCGTCATTTCACTATGAATACTTGCCGACGCAAAATTACTGTCAAGAAGTCGTTGATGAATATATTGTGTCTTCTTTTTACTATTACAATAAATAATTGTGTGATTGATAGATAAATATTTATACAAATCAGTCAGGGTTTCATATTTGAACTGTTCATCCTCGATATTAACATAATATTGTCGAATACCTTCCAATGTTAATTCATCATTTTTAACTAAAATCTTTTTAGGATTCACCATAAAATTCTCTGTTATTGATAATGTTTCTTGTGTTATAGTTGCACTGAAAATCGCAACACGCGTATGTGTTGGAATAAATTTAAAAATTTCACATATTTGGTCCTTAAAACACATATTCAACATTTCATCCGCCTCATCCATAATAAGCAATTTTAAGTTTGTAGTTCGCAGAATGTGTTTTGATAACATATAATATATTTTACCAGGTGTTCCAATAATCAATTGTGTATCATCCTTGAATTTTTCATTTGGCGAATTATTTTGAGAACGCCTGTCATGACCTCCAATAAGAAGGTCAATTGAAAATTTGCTAAAGGTATTTAATGATACAGCATTCATATGTATTTGAATAGCCAATTCACGTGTTGGTGCGATAATAAGAACTTGTGGTGAATATAAACGTTTTTCAATAATAGACATTGCAGCAATCAAAAAAGTTCCCGTTTTACCCGTTCCAGACTGTGCTTGGGCGATAACATCGTTTCTTTCAATAATAGGTCGAATCGCTAATTGTTGAATAGTGCTCGGTTTTTCAAAGCCATACGCATATACACCTCTTAAAATAGTTTCAGGCAATTCCATATCATCAAAGGAATTATATTTTATAACATCAGAACCGTCGTCATCGTGGTTGTGGTTATGGTCGTCACTCATGAATGAAGTAGATAATCTATAAAAGCTAATAGTCTTTATATTATTTATTATTTATTCATAAATTCATTTTCATTAATTCTTGATGAATAATACTCAATAAAACTTTATCGACGTGATCCATTGTGAAAAAATCCTTATGTGTAAGATATTCTAATAATTCTAATAATAGCTCTGTACGACGATTCTCATCTTTAATGTTTTCTCTATTAAAAAACCAGTATTTATATATTTCATATTTAATTTTATTAAAATTTTCATAAATACTATGCGCTTTATTATCAGTTATTTTAATATTTGTGTATTCGATAGTATTGTTCTTATATGAACAATGGTAAATCGAAGTTCCATAATCTTCAACCGTTAGATTTGGCAAAATATTATATATTTTACTTGGACTGCCTGAACTCATAAATATATAATTATATTAGAAATTAATTTAATTTAATTAGTATATGGGTGATTGCTTTATATGATTTCGTATGAAAATATTAACTCTGAGCTAATTTCGGAAGGCACATACGGTATAACATATAAAATAAAAAAAGAAAATGATTTATATTGTATTAAACAATATAAACAAAATAATAATGTTCATACGACGAAAGGGTTTGCGGATGATATGATTCGTGATATAATCCATAATATTACGTCATATTCAAAAATATCATTATTTGGAATTAATTATAAAAAAAAATATATTGTTATGACATATTATCCACAAACAATATCGGCATATATACGTGATAATAAATTTATACAAACGAATGAATGGTTAAATGATTTTAAAACACAAATTTTAACACAAGTATATATTCTTCATTCACATGGTTTTGTTCACAGTGATATAAAATTAGAAAATATTTTATATCAAAAAATGCCGACGGGTGAAAACAAATTTACGTTATGTGATTTTGGATTAACCGAATATTACGGTTATCCACGTATAATAAAAGACCATCAATGTACGGAATATTTTAAAATAAAAAATGAGATAACATCGACGGACCAGACAAACAATACGGTCAATAGTGATATATACAGTATTGGTGCGTGTATCTATTATTTGACTTCTGGATTAATGAATGGATATTCACATCACATAACATATGACATATTAAAGGCAAATAAATATATAATAGAGCAATTTATACAAATAAAAGAATTATGTAAATTTATTCTTCCCGAATTGAATCATAATACCAAATCGATATTAGGTATTAAATCATATTTGAAACCAATTGAACGTAAAAATACTAATGCTATTATAGCTAAAGTCGGTCAATTATTTCCATGTCATATATCTTTAACAAAAGCATCGAATTTTAGTTTGTCATACAAACTATTTAACAAACTATATATTAAATCAAATGTAGCAAATTATACATTCAAGGATATATATGAGAAATATAATGAAATTAACTATTTGGATGATATGTATTCTGTTTATCGTAATCATAAATTACCCAAACCGAATGGAAGATCAGGTAATAAATACAGTATTAAATATAATATAATAGAATTATATTTTGATACAAAAGCATCAATCGAAACTCTTTTTTTTTCGTTTCATTTGAGTGACATGTTGGATGTGGCTAATCTCACTAAAAGTAGTTCTAATATTATTTTTAATCTTACATTTAAAATATTAGAATATCAATCGTTTCATCAAAGGAATATAACAGAAAATACGATAATCGATTTGGAAACAATTTTAATTAATAATTTATATACAAAACAATCTAGATTTATACCCATTGGATTTCTTATTTATTATTATATAACAAAAATCGCAAAAACATATCCACTGACATATTATTCTTTATTAGGACAACTAGAATCTATTTCGTTAAGTATGGCGATTCTTTTCTTTATTGACTACACACCCGTTTACCAAACAATGATAGAATTAACATATGCTGACGTATGTTATCATATAGTTGATATATCATTGGATTTCATATTAAATGGAACATTTATTAATTACACTACTACTGATATAGAATTACCATATCCCCAACATATTATCAATCAATGTCGTGCAAATGCGTTTAGGATGACAAATGATATAATATTATTTAAAATTATAGAAAATACCGATTTATATTCATATCTTACTAATTCAATGGGTATGTAAATATATGAAAATATTTTTATCACAGTTATATATATTATAATATGGATATATCAAGACTTATAGGAAAACAAGAAAAACGACGAGAATATAAAACAGAAGTATTTCAACAAATATTAAAACAAACACATCGTCGTATAGAATATGGTGCGACGTGTGGAGATTCGTATGCGATTTTTACAATTCCTGTATATGTAGTAGGCTATCCACTATTTGATACAACAGAATGCAGTGTATATATTATTGCAGAATTGACTAAAAATGGTTTTTTTGTACAATGTTATAGTAATCGTTTTTTATACATTAGTTGGGCACATGTTTATGAACAATATAGAGAACAACAATTGTTAAATCAACCGACTTTATTAACATTAACGGATGTGTCTAATTCTAAAATAAATGCGGAAGGAAAGGTTAAAAAAACGAATGAATTAATTTTAAATCAAGGAAGCACAACATTTAGTTTATTGAACTAAATTAACCCTTACAGCGTTTTGAGGACTCCTGTAGTCATCCTACAATTCCTTAAAATCACCCGGTTTATAAATATTATGTTATTTATCGCTTGTAAATCACGTATATTTTATTATTTTCATCTAA